AGGAGCGAGAAAAAATCCGGCAGGAGAACGAGCGGCTGAAGGCCGAGGCTGAGGCCAGGGAAAAGGAAGTCGCCGAAGAGAAAGCCAAGGCCGCCGCCGAGCGGGCCGAACTCGAAGCAAAGGCCAAGGCCGAGGCCGAGGCCCGGGCGAAGCTGGAAGCAGAAGCCAGGGAGAGAGAGGCGGCCGAGAAGCGGAAGCAGGAAGAGGAACGACGCCTCCGGGAGCAGGCTGAAGCCGCCCCCGATGTTGAGAAGATCAAGGCTTTTGCTTCCGAGATCGAGTCCGTCTGCAATCGGCGGCCAGCCGTAGAATCAAGGCAGGCGATGGAAGTCATCGAAAAAGCAATCGGACACCTCCGGCAAGTCTCCGAGTGGCTGAATCAGTCTATTCGACAAGCCCGGCGATGGACCTGGGAAGATCGTGAAGATTGTGGTAAGGGAAGATTTTAAAAAATAACCCTTGCCGCTCTTGACCTGGTATGGTAGGTTGGTTTTGAGATGATAGCTTACTGGAATACTCTAACTCTAATTGCCCGTCAGCGCGGATGCCTACCTGGGGCTTCGGTCCCGCCGGTTTGCTATCATCTCAACGCGCTGGCGGGCTTTTTTTATGGCGAGGTAGGGAATGAGCAAACGATTCACGGACACCGAAAAGTGGGGCAAGAAGTGGATAAGATTGCTCCCCCCGAAGTATAAATTATTCTGGGTCTATCTCCTCGACAGATGTAATCACGCTGGGATCTGGGATGTTGATATGGAACTTGCCAGTTTCCAGCTTGGGGAGGACCTGGTAGAGAAAACCGCGCTGGATTTGTTTGGTGAGCAGATAATCCGAATAGACGATGGAAAGAAGTGGTTTATGCCGAAATTCATAATTTTCCAGTACGGAGAGTTAAATACCGAGAGTCGTGTACATAAATCTGTGATAGGCTTGCTACAAAAATACTTGATAAACCCTGATACCCTTACCATACCCTTAACTAATCCTTCCCGTAGGATTAAGGATAAGGATAAGGATAAGGATAAGGATAAGGATATAAAGGGGGGTATGGGGGGAAAAGAGAAGAGGCAGACTTGGTTGACCGCCTATTCGGAAATATGGACCGAAATACTCGGAGGCGAAATGCCCTGCGAGAAGTTTGCCCGGGATTTGAAGAAAGCCGAGAAGGCGGTGGGCCGGGAGGAGGCGATCAAGAGGTGGAGGATATTTCTGCAACGAAAACCAGAGTACGCCAACGCGGCGTATTTTCAGCAAAAAATAAAATGCTGGGGAGAGAGCGCCAATGGAAATCAACGGCAAGAAGATAAGTACGCCAACGGGTTCTAAAGCCGCTAAATGCGATATTTGTGGCAAGGTATTTTATTATACCCCCGTCAGTTTCAACGGCCAAGAGTATGGCCGACCTCGCCTCTGCCCGGAACACCAGAGACAATTTGAAGCGGAAGAGGAGAAAAAGCGACTGATCAAGCAAGAGAAGGAAAGACAGGCCCGCGCCATCCGCTCCTGGGAAAATATCTGCCCTCCACTCTACCGCAGCACCGATCCCTCCCGGCTGCCCCAGGTCCCGTTCAAAAAGGTAATGTCCTGGCACTACGGACCTCGCGGCCTGGTTCTCTATGGGCCGACCGGGACGGGCAAGACCCGCTGCGCCTATCTGCTCATTCGTGAAATAATGAGAACAAGAGTTCTTGAAGAAAAGTTTCCAAATAGGCCGGTCGACAAAGAGAAACTTTTGGCTTACGACAGTACCGACTTTGCGAATGAATGCTCCGACGCCTTCTATAATGGCCGCGGCTCAACTTGGTGTCGAAAAATGATTAATGTCCCGCTGCTACTCATAGACGACCTGGGCAATGAACCATCCGGGGAGCGTGGATCCGGGGAACTGTTCCATATCATCAAGCGTAGAAGCGAGGAACTGCTGCCCGTCATAATCACAACCAACGCGGTGGGCGATGAGATGTCCAAGAAAGTTCGCGGCCCCCTGGATCGGGGACTGGCCCTGGTCAGGAGGGTGCGGGAATTTTGCGAACCGATACCCTTCGGGATACCCCCGAAGAAAGGAGGGCGCGATGAGCAATAGATTAGCGACCGACCAGGTGATGGAACTGGTGGACTGGATAAGGGATCACGCGATTAACCTCCAGGCCGTCCGGCCGAATAACCGGTACCTGGCGAAAATCCTGTCCCGGCTCATTAACTACCCGGTCACCGAGAGCAACGCTGCTTTCGTCCGGAGGATGGCCGGGGTCGAGTGGGTGTCCGAGCGGACCCCCCGGGAGGAACCCCCGAAAGCAGCCCCGGAGCAGCCGGACCTCCAGAAGAGAGTCCTACAGCTGGTCGAAGTATGCGCCGGGATCCTGGTCCGGTTGGAACGGGTGGAAGTCGTCCTGGGGATCCACGAAGATCGGGAGCAAAACCCCAAGGAACTGACGTCGTTCCCCTCCCCCAAGGCCGCCGAAGAGTATCGGCGTACCCTGGAGGGCGAAAAGGTCGCCCTCGACCCGGAGGAGTACCGTTACCCGGAGGGGATGGAATGAAAGTCTCGATCGGCATAGACCCTGGATACCGGACCGGGATCGTCGCCTGGGACGGGGAGGCGGGGAAGATCGTCGAGATAAAGACCGTCGATCGGGAAGAGGCAATGAAGGAGATCAGGGTTACCGCTGCGAAGTTTGCCCGGGACCTGGTCTGTTTCGGTGTCGAGGTTCCCGCGACGAAGCATACTTATTACCGCCCGGGAACGAACGTCCGAGCAATGCGGAAGATCGCGCATAACGTGGGTGACTGCTACAGGGTTGCTATGGACCTGGTCCAGTTCTGCCTCGCAGTCTGGCCCGAGATTACGACCTACGCTATGCCCCCCGGACGGACCAAGACCAGTCGGGCGATATTCGAGTACCTGACCGGGTATCCCCAGGAGAAAAGGTCGTCCTCCCATTCCCGGGATGCCGGCCGGATCGCGCAACGGGCGTATAACAAATGGGCCTACAATAACCTTATCGAGGAGGTGGCCGGTGACGATGCATAGTGAAGATTGGGCAAAACTCTGGGGACCCCTGGCAAAAGAGTTGGTCGTCGCGCTGATCGGGGTGATATTCGGTAAGGCCGCGACGAAGAACCAGATCTACAAGCAGTATATGGGCGGGAAAACCATCTACGGGAGGAAAGACGATGGCGAAGATTATTGAAATCTGCGAGAACTGCATCCATTGGTCGCGGTTCGTTCATACCGACAAGGGTCGCTGCGAGGTTGACGGGATAGTCGGCGGCCCGGACGAAAGCTGCGATCGGTGGTCGTCGAGGGACGAGGAGGGGGAAGATGAAGATAATCAATAGACCCTGGTTTCCCAGGAACCCGAAACGCCCGAAGAAGAAGCAGTACCGGGGCGGACCGGCAGTCAACCCCCGTCGCCGGGCCGACAAGGTCCAGATGGAGATGCTGGGGATCACCAGTAAAAAGCGGTTCCGCAAGTGGCAGCGGGCGATGCGGAGAATCGAGAGGGAGGGGCGATGAGACGAGATCCGAGGGGTGACCTGGCCGGCCGACACCGCCGGGGAGAAAAGGCAGTCTGGCGGCTGAAATATACCGGCCTTTATTACGAGAGGGTCCGGCCGTTCGACATTATGGTCTGCGCGTCGCGGTCTTTCGTTGGCGCCGGGATCCGGACCTTCTCGATGGTAGACGGCCGCCCGGCAGTCTGGAGTCATTGCGGCCAGGTGATCGTCCGCGACGGGAAGTTGGTGATTTCCGAGGCGAACTATCCCCGTCACGCCTACACCCCGGTCGAAGACTACCTTCGCGCGGACGCGGCCGGGGACGTGCGCTGCTGCTTTCTCCGGATCCGGGAATCGGTCTGGGACTGTAATCTTCCCGGGCTAGTCCAGGCGCGCCGCGAGTGCCTCCATTATCACAATGTGGAGTGCGAAGGCCGGAAGTACACCGCCGGCATCTTCCTCCCAATGGCCGGCTGGTCGATGGTACGCAACCTGACCCCATTCTTCCGCGGTCGGTACGAATCTATCCCCGACGAGGAGTGGGAGAAGATATTTGTTTGCTCCCATATAATTGATATGGGGTGGGTGTTCGGCCAGGCGGTCACCGGATGGGATTGGTTCCCGTCCTCGCTGCACAAATTCGTCGCCAGCCCGGAAGACATCTTCGCCAGCAAAGCATTGTTTTTTGTCCAAGGTTGGATACCGGAAAAAATACCGCTCAAGGAGGCAAGTAATGATGGGATTGCCCGGACTATTTCCGCCGGTTAATACGATCGAAGATCATCGACGGTGGATTAGGATGCAAGGCCAACCGAACCTCCGGGCGACCCGAATGTTTGGACAGCAGCCTATCGACGATGAATCTGGACACTTGACCGCGGAGGACATCGAGAGTGTCAAGACGGAGCTCAATCGGCGGGGGTATGGGCCACGGGATTATCAGGAATCACCCGAACCCGAACTTCATATCCAATGGTTTTCCAACCCGATCAGCGGCTGGCCCGAGGCCGTTGTCCGAAACCTGGGGATGCATATTGCCCGGGCAACCTATGGAGGGAGCAGATGAGAGAAAAACAACCGAGCATTGAAGAGCGGATACTTGATATTGAAATGAAAATGGCCGAGACCGGCCCCTGGCCCGCAGACTTCCCGGCAAGCAGCGAAGAACTCGCCCAGTTCGTCCGGGCGGTGGTGGAAGAGATGGTTGAGGAGAAAAACGCAAGGGAGTTTGGCAATGCTTATCCGGAAAAAGCAGACCTGGCCGAGCGGCTGGCGAGGGAGGCGGCTCACGGGTTATGGGTATGCCATTTGCCCGATTCTGATATTGGCATATCTAAAATTATTAATATCCTCCTCCCCCTCTTCCGGGAGGCGGTGAACGGCAAGCGTGACGCGGAGGGGAGGGGATGAAGACTAACCCGATTAAACTCCTGAATGAAGTCAAGACAGACCCCGAAGGGCAGAAGAAATTACTTATGGTTATTGACTGGCTACAGTTTACTTGTCCGTTTCTTAATGATCCGAAGTTTAACCAGCCCGCCGAGGGCCGGGGAGAATGAAAAAGATCAAGCTACTGATAGAGCTGACTTACCCGGACGACATACTGCAAGACCCCGGCCCGGATGGGTGGAAGTGGTTCGAGAAAAACATCCTTCGGGCAAAGGGCGATGAAGGGCTAATACTACATTCAAACTTCATCTGCGACGAAGTGGGCAGGGTCAAATATCTGGGGAGGTTGGTATGAGCAATCCGATTAAGACGATGGAAGAATACCGGGATAGGATAGCCGGGAGGCCAACGCTGGCAGAGTCAATCCGGGGGAAAAAGCCCTGGGATAGCGAGCCAACGCCACTGACTGGTGCGGCCTATGATAAAAATCCCGGCTTCGGTGGCGGGATTGAACTTGCTTCGTCCCTCGAAAAGCGGATGCGGAATGCGGAGAAAGCCCTGGAGGGATTATATCGTGACCACGGACACCCCTACCTAACGCCAGAAGCCCAGGCGGCTATTGAACAAGCAGAAGCCCACCTCGCCGCCGCAAAACAGGAGGACGGAGATGAATAGCCAGGAAAGTTACTTCGCAACCTCCGCCACGGAGCCACAGCATCCCCGGCTCTACGATCTGCTGACCCGTGCGTTTTCCTCGTTCACCGGGAAGATCGAGGTCACCTATGGTGATATGCGGGCGGTGGATGACGAGGTCACCGCCGTGCGGGTCGCCCTGGAGGACCGGATCAGGGCCGGGAAGCGGGAGATCAATGAGCTGGACGAAGCATTGGTATCACTCCATAGCGTCCTTGGTCTGGTCAAAGCTGACCGGGAAAGACTGATGGAGCAGATCGGGACCGTCGAGGCCGAGCGGGACCGATACCGGGAGGCGTTGGAGTCCGTATTTGATCAGGGACACAATGAGGACTGCATTTTTTGTGGATTTAAGGACAAGTATGCCAAAGCCGCCCTCGCCGGGGCGGGGGAGGGGGAATGACTCGAAACTCGTCATTGCCCGATCGGGAGTTCCCCGAGTATATCCCCGCCCAGGAACACCCGGTCGGATCAATGGCTTGGATCATCTCCCCCCTCAATAACCGCGAGAAGCTTATCATCCTGGCCTACTACCTGGGAGGGATGAAACCTCACGAAATCGCGGCCCAGCTATCGAGATACCCGAATAAAAAAGATGCGCCCAGCGCGACGACCATCAGACGGTACATTCGCGCCGGGCGCAGTAAGATTTACAGTAACGATATAATCAAAGAACTGGTCAACGCCGGCTGCTTGTGAGTCCTCGCCGGCCGGCGGTCCGGATCGTAGTTCTTCACCTTTATTCCAGAAAAAGCAAAAAGAAATTTGTGGAAACTGCTAAAAGTCTGTTTCCCGCTATATGGGCAAGGGGGGAATGGCGCGTCGGTTGCTATAGGTGACGGTACACTATGCCTAAAGCAAAGACCAAAAAACCGAAGGCGAAGTCCGATGTAAAGCCGAAGAAAAAGGCGAAGCCGCTGAACAAACGGCAGCGGTCCCTGGTGGCTGCGGTAAAAGAAACCGGGGGCAATGTCGCCAAGGCCGGGAAGATCGCAGACCCGCCGTACGCCACTCGGAAGACCGCCTGGCAAGCCTGGCAGACTATCTCCTCCCGGCCGGACATCGCGGCCGAGATGGAGAGCCACCAGGATCTCAACCGGCAGTCTCTACTCAACGACCTGGCTGAACTGGTCAAGGCCACGAAGGCGATCGGGTATCTCCAGCAGTACATCAAGAACAAGGATGGTGGGGTCGAGAAGATCGGACCGGACGAGGCGGTCAGCAACGACTTCCTCGAATGGCCCGATTGGTCTGCCCGGGCGAAAGGTTTGCAGATGGCCTTCAAGCTGCGCCAGGAGATGGTCGACCGGCTAAAGATCGAGCAGGAGGTTGACGAGGAAGGCGCGATCGTCAAGATCGCCGCGGTCCTCAAGGGACGCGGGAAGACCTGGGCGGCCGTCCGGAAGCACCTCAAGACCCTGGGCGCGGAGATCCCCGACGGGACGCCCGATTGGTGGGAGGAGTTATGACAGCAGTTTTATCCAGCCTCCAGGCCGACCTGGAGATCCTGACGGCAAGCGAGCGCCGCGACGTGCAGCGTGATCCCTTCCTGCTGATCGACCGGGGAAAGGTGAAGGTCCGGAGCAAGGCCGGGAAGCTGGTCAAGTTCGTCCCGAATTCCGTCCAGCAGCGCGTCCTGGCCGAGGTCCGTAAATGCTGGGAGAGGAAATCCAGCCGGCACGTCCGTCTCCTGATCGTCAAATCGCGGCAGCAGGGTCTATCCACCATCTCTACCGCTATCCTCTTCTGTCTGGCCGTTACCCAACCCTCCCTAAACTTCCTGATATGCGCCGACTCCTGGACCAACTCCCAGCATCTCTTCGATATGGTCGGCCGTTATGAGCATTGTGTCGACCAGCACGTTACCGTCACCCCGGAACTGACCAGCGATAACCAGCGGAAGATGACCTGGGACCACCCGGGCGGCGATACGTCGATCCTGGTAGACCAATCGCGTAACAAATCCCTGGGGATCACCAAGACCTTTCAACACGTTCTCTTATCCGAACTGTCGCGGTTCGCCCGGGGGGAAGAGATTATGGGCGCCCTGATCCCCGCGATCCCGACCCTGCCCGGGGAGTTCACCATTGCTATCCTTGAATCCACCGCGAAAGGCGCCGGTGGGATCTTCTACCGGGAGGTTCAAGCCTGCACCCACGGAGAAGGTCCGTTCAAGCTGATGTTCTTCCCCTGGTTCGCCACCGAGGAATATACCCTGCCCGTTCCCCTGGACTTCAAACGGACCCAGGAGGAGGAGGAGTTCGCCGCGAGGTACGAGAATGACCCCTGGGGACCGATCACGGACGGCCAGCTGCTGTGGCGACGGCAGAAGATAGCGGAATATATGGCGATCCACGACGACCCGGACGTCGCTATGGGACTGTTCCTGGAGAACTTCCCGTCCAACCTCAAGGAAGCGTTCATCGTCTCCGGGGACCTGGTCCTGGCCGGCTGCGGTTCGATCGTCGAGGAGAGAATCGAGAATATCCCGGCCGGGTTCGGGACCCGGGGCTTCCTCCAGCTTGCCGGGCGCAACCGGATCCTCTTCCAGCCGGAAGACAAGGGCATCGTCCGCGTCTACCAGCAGCCGATCCGCGGGGATGAGTACGTCATCGGCGCGGATATTGGCGACGGCCTGGCATCCGGAGCCTGGTCAACTGCTTCCGTCCGGTCGCTGCGGTCCCGGGACCAGGTGGCGACGGTACGATGCAAGTACCCCCCCGACGTCTTCGAGGACGTCCTGTACGCCCTGGGACTGTACTACAATTACGCCCTGCTGGCCCCGGAGTGCAACAATATGGGCGCCGGGGTGGTGTCCGGGCTGCATAAGGGGAGGCAACACCGGCAACCTTACGATAATCTCTTCCGGACCCAGCTGCTGGCGTCCCTGACCTTCCAGCGGACCAAGCGCATCGGATGGAACACCACTACCGCGACCCTCCCGCAGATGGAAAACGACTATGCGGACTTCATCCGGCAGGAGGTCAACCATATCCGCGACAAGGTTACCTTGGACGAGGTTCTGACCTACGTCCGCGACCCGGAAAGCGGAGATCATAAACCGCTGCCTGGTTGTTTCTCCGATGCTCTTATTGCGGATATGATTGCGGTGCAGATGCTTGCTACTTCCCCGACTCACCTGTCGGGCGACCAGGAAGAGGACGTGGACGATTACGGGGGCGGGAGACGCCAGGAAAAGCAAACTTTTGTAGGGAGCGGATATTGATGAAGACGAAAAGAGGAGTACCGAAGCGGGATGGCTCAGGACGCGGAGTGCGGGCAAACCGGGGACGTGGAGGGTGCAAGACAACCCGGAGAACCGGCCAGGGGAGGAGACGATGAGCATACTCAACACCACCACGTTTCGACCGGACCGGCAGAAAAAGAAGAAACACGGAACCGCGGACGTATCGCTGGAGAACCAGTACACGGTCCCCTCCCGGGGGTTCGAGGATGATGCGGACCGAGCGGCGGCCAAACGGAAGAAGGGCAAAGGGAGATAACACCGATGATTACTACTGAGACAACCCCATCACCCGCCGCCGGGGGCGACCGGCCAGAAGTCTTCAACAAACTCCGCGATTGGATCAAGGATAACGTAATCCGCGCGCGGGATAGCAACTTCCGGCAGAGTTACGAGCGCGACCTGGAAGAGTGGGAGCAGCGTTACCAGGCCCGCCGGTCGGTATCCGGGTTGCAGTTAGGCCCGGATCCCCGGCTGAAACCGAAGCGCCGGCCCTGGCCGGGGTGCGCCGACCTGGGGTTCGGCCTCGACTCCGTGGTTATCCAGCAGATCCATCCGAAGCTGGTCCAGGCCTTCAGCGTCAGTCCCCTCTTCGAGTCCCACAAGCTGCAGGATGATGCTTTCGTCCCGGCCGACGATATTGACCAGCACTACCAGTACCACCTGGTCACGAAGGGGGAGATGAGCCGGGTACTCGACGAAGCGTTGCTGATGTCGCTGAAGCTTGGCGACCCGGTTATCAAACCTTACTGGGAGAATAAGCGCCGGTACGTCGAAGATCGAAGAATGTACCTGGCGGCGAAACAGGGAAAGACCGATGTCCTGCTGGCCGATCCTTCCCAGAAGCCGATCGAGGTGATGAACCAGAAGACCGACCTGGTCGACCTGATATGGAACGAGATCTTCCTCAACGAACCGACCCTCCGGCAGACCGCCCTCGCCCTGGGGCAGCAGGACAAGATCACCGACCACGAAACGGTAATGGCCCTGTGCGGCTATACCATCGACAACGAGAACCGGACGGTCACCCGGCAGGAACCCGGGCCGCTCTACAAGGGTGCGGAGCAGAAGGACGTAATCTACCACCAGCGCGAGTTCAAGAAGGGGAAGTGGGTGCAGTACTGGTCCGGGGTTGACTTCGAACTTTACCATCCCCGGGACGTCTACTGGCCGATTGACGCCAAGACCAACGATACCCAGGTGCTTCCGTGGATCGCCCTGCGGCTGAAGGTCAGCGAGTCCTGGCTGCGCCAGCGGATCAAGGGGCAGGGCGACGAGGAGTCCGAACTGCCGGAATACGGGTTCGAGAAGGAAGTGGTCGAGCGCGCGATTGCGATATGCGACAAGGAGAAGGACGTCGACGAAGAGGGTCTGGCCGGTAATATCGAGATTCTGGAGGTCTACGGCCGCGCCTATCTCTCCGAGGAGGACGAGGCGGTCGGCAAGGAGCAGGAGGTTATCGGCTGGTACGCGGTCAAGTCCGAAGAGGTTCTGGGCTATATTGAAAATTTCAACTGCCGCAATCCGACCAAATATATCCGTCCCCTCTTCCCGATACAGGTGCGCCCGGAGGATAGCCGGTACGCCGGCAACTGTGTCCCGGCCTCGATTATGGGATACCGCGACGTTATGGATGCGATCATAAACCAGGGGTTGGACGCCGGGTCAATCGCCAACGCTCCCCCCCTGATTGTCACCAGCCGGTCGCTGCTGGACGACGAGAAGTATGCCTGGGGTCCGGGCGCGAGGTTCTTCGCGGACGCCGCAAGCTTCGTCAAAACCTGGCGGCAGGACCAGAATATGGGGTCGATCCTTAACAGCATCCAGACGATGACCCTGATGGTTCAGCAGTTATGGGGGGCAAACGAAACGATGTCGGGCGTCCCGTCCCAGACCACCCAGACCAAGACCCTGGGGGAACTGCAGATGTCGGCCGCTTACGGGTCGGTGATGTTCGACAAACAGGTGCAGTCGGTGGCGCAGTCGCTTAACGGGATGATCGAGTATATCCGCTACCTCTACCAGCGACACGCGGGCGCCCAGGGGTTCGAGTACGTCAGCAAGGAAAAGATCAAGCAGGACAGGAATTCCCAGGGCTTCCGCGATAAGCTGCTGGTCCGGCGGGTCAAGGGGTCAGACTTCGAGGGGACCATCATTACCCAGGTCCGGACGAAGATGAGCGAACTCCAGCGGTCGCAGAATATGATGGCCCTGGAGGAATTCGCCAAGAAATTGGCCGTAATGCAGTTTCCCGCTATGCGGTCCCCTAAGTTTATGTACGGCCTGGTGCTATATATGAGAGACAAGTATAACCTCGAAGATCTTCCGATGCCGACCCTGGAAGAGATATATCAGGAGTCGGCCCGGATGATGGCGATGGCGCAGCAAATGCAGGACAAGGAGAAGTTCGAGAAGATCATCGGGGGGGTCAAGAACCCGAAACTACGAAGCGAACTGATGGCCGCGGCGTCCCAGGAAGGACTCGCCGGCCGGCCGCAACCAGGACAGAATTATGGAACTGGAATACCTCCTACCTCACCAGGTAGATAAGTTTATCGACCCGGACCTTGGTCCGGTAACCGACAACAACATTCTGCGGATCGCGGACGCGTTCAGCGAGATCAGCGATTCAGCGGGATTTAAGGCGGTACTGCATATGATCGCGATACAGTACCGCGACGTGTTAGAAAGACTCGCCGCTCCATATTGTATGGATCCAGCCCAGGTGAACCTACTGAAAGGTAGACTCTGGGGATTGAGCGAGATCCTGGACCTTCCAGGCGCATTGACGGACCGCGCCTTCGAATTGAAGGAAAAGGCCAAAGCAAACCCATCGACCGGCGGCGGTCGCTAAATATCTCCGTAAGGGGGAACTATGACCGAAATGGTGATTGATAACTTGAGAGAGGACAACCTTAATCCGGGCGCGGGCGATACGCCCCCCGACGGCGCCGACACTCAAGCGGCGGCCGGTATGGATCAGGAAGGCGGTGGCGGTACGGAGAAATTACCCTGGCACGAAGATCCCAGGTTCAAAGAGTTTCTGGAAAGCAAGAAGGAACTCGATGACCGCCTGGCGAAGATGCGCGAACAGGACGTTGCGGAAAGGGAACGGCAGGAGATCGAGGGGGTCGGCAACGACTTCCCGGTCCCGGAAGAGATGCCGATGCCCTCTACCGAGGACTTCGAGGCGGCCGACTTTACCGACACCCAGGCCGATGTAGTTCGTCGGTTGGTGGAGGCGGCGGTGCATAACGACCGCCGGAAGATGGCCCTGTCCTACACCGAAGCGCAGAAACGCCAGAGGGAGCAGAAGATCCTCGCGGACCGGAAGCGCCGGGAGGTGCTACTGGAAGCCGAGAAGGACTTCGGGAACAAGGAATTCGGATCACTTGCCGACCCGTCGTCCCAGCTGCGCCAGAGGGCCGAGGTAATTCTCCGGGCAAACAACCAATACCAATCCAGCCCCATCGGTATCTACCGGGCCTGCAAGGACGCCTACAACGAACTGGCGTCAGCCCGCGGCCGCCGGGGGGGAACCGGAGGAGAGGAAATGATTTCGGGGAGACAGCCGGGCGGGGCAACCTTGCCGGGACCGAGGCCGGGATTCAAGAGGGTATCGGAAGATACCTACAATGCCTGGCCCCGCGAAAAGCAGGAAGCTTACGACCGCGCATCCCTGGGACTCCCTCCGGAGAAGTAACCGGAGACAAATACAATGGCCTATCTCAACACCACCACGAAAACCAACCTGGACTCTGCCGTCCCGGAAATGTGGGCGCCCGGCCTGGTGGCCGATGCCTGCAAGAAATCGTTCTGGAACCATCTTCGCTCCTCGAAGACCCGGGACTTCACGCCGATTTTGGAAAAGACCGACTTCGCGAAGGGTCGCGGGGACGTGATTCACTTCCAGACGGTTTCGCAGATCTACTCCCGGGGGGTTACCGGCAACTCGACCCTCAAGGGCAACGAAACCAAAATGGTCATCGGGACCTACCAGCTTACGGTCGATTGGCTGCGTAACGCGATGGCCTGGGACGACCAGGGCGACCTCGATGTCAACTTCTCGATCGTCCAGACCGTTCGGGAACTGCTCTCCGATTGGATGAGCCGGCGCCTCGACGACGACCTGATGCTGGCGCTGCTGGACGTAGGGACCCTGGGAACCTACCTCGACACGATGTACGCCGGGGATGCGACCGGAATGTCCGACCTGGCCGCGGGCGACGAACTCGACCTGTCGGCCATCGAACTGGTCCGGCTTGCGCTGCTCCGCAAGGGTGCGCGGCCGATCGGGATGGAGAACGTGGACGGGCGCCAGGTGCCGCTCTTCGGTCTGTCGATCGACGAGATCAGCGAGTACCGGCTGTCCCAGGATACCACGTTCGACCAGGCGCAGTATTACGCCGCCGAACGGGGCAAGACCAACCCGATTTTCACCAACGCCCTGTATTTCATCCGGGGAATGATCCTTTATCCTTACTACTCGGTCCATTCGGACTGTGTCCAGGGGACCCCGCTGCGGCCGGAAGCAGTTCTTTCCACCGGGATCAATGATTCCGCGACCACCTTCCTTTTCGGTGGGGCCAGCGACAAGAAGGATTACCTCCAGAACTTCGACGACACCTCGGGCGCCGACGCCAACTACCTGATGATCGAAGACGAGATCATCACCTACGACGGCGACAACATCTCCGAGGACGCCCAGGGATGCCGCTACGCCATCACCGGCGGGATTACCCGGGGCGCGGGCGGGAGTACCGCGGCCGCCCACGATGCCGGTTGCCTGGTGACCCAGAAGCGGGCCGCCCGGCTGGTCGGTTTCGGGGCGCATATCGGTCTGCGGGGATGGGGGATGAAGCCCACTCCGATCACCGAGGACGAGGACTACCAGTTCGAACACGGTCTGGGACTGAAGACCATCTTCGGCCAGGCGGCTTGCCGCCGGCGGGATCTCAAGGTCCCGAACTATGTGGTCCTGACGGTCTACGCCCACAACCCGCTCGACGGGAGCAAGATTTAAACCGCTAACCCTGGGAGGACACGCTACGGGGTGGCCCGGTACGGGGGTGCCGGGTCACCCCACCTCCCCAAGAACAATTTAACTGCGAGGTGATAGAAATGGCCCTGGATAACAAACTGGTTTATGTGAAATGGATGCAGAAACTCGCTGCTTCGAATTATATCGTGCAGTCAGGCGAGACGGACCCGGCCACCGGGCGCCGCGCTCGTCTTCTTTTTCTGCCGATTAACGAAATGATCGCGCGGATACGCCGCTGCGACTTCATCCTTCTGGTCAAGCATTATGGCCCGAAGGTCCGGCAGCTGGATCCGAGCGAGGTTCCCGACCACGTTCGCGCCGTCTTCGAGAAGAGGGAGGCGAAAGAGGCATCCGCGGCCGCGGCCACCAAGAAGCCGAAGGCCAGGAAGGCAACCCCGAAGAAGGCGGCCACCAAGAAGCCGAAGGCCAACAAATCCGGCAAAGGAGAATAGGGTTATGAAGAGGGCCAAAGTAATCACGGTCGCGGCCCTGTTCCTGGCCCTGACCTTCCCGGCGTTTTGCCCGGGGGCATCCTGGTTCCGGGCAACCGAAATCACCGACGTCACGATCTCGACCACCCGGTCGGACGTCGCCAACGGTTGGTCATTCGTAATCAAGCAGTACGGGGGATCCGGGTATATCCACGGATCAATAATGGATAACCAGAACACCTGGGAATCCAGCGGCCTCGCCGCCGACTCCGCGCTGATGATGACCATAAACCAGCTGACCGCATCCGAGGTCGGGATTGTGGCCGGCGACTACCTGACGGTAAACTTCGATAGTCAAACCGGGTATGTATTCCTCCCGGCGATCCCCTGGTATCAGGATACCACCACTCTTTATTTGTCGAGCGATCGCAACCCCAGAATAGGAGACTGACCTATGAGGAAGATAATTATGATCCTGCTGGGGTTGGTGGTCTTGACCGGCCAGATCCTGGCAGCGCCCACCCCTTCCCCGACCCCGATCCCCGCGGTCTGGGTTTACTGGGCGGGAGAGACGAACGCCAACGGGGTATATTGCCACGATGGCGACTTTAACGGGCAGAACAGATACCGGAACAACGTGTATCCGCAAAGGGAAGTGGTCTACGGACTGCCGATCGGGTACTGGACGATCGTCGACGGCAATGAGAGGTTGTATAACGCCGCTGACAGCGATCCGGCCAACGTTGATTTCGATGCTTTGTCCTGGACGGTGGCCGAATTCGGAGTATCACCGGCGCCGGAAACCGCAGACATCGACTGTACCGGTACTCCGGACCCGACCCCGGACCAGAATGTCACTCCAACCCCGTCAATTACCCCGTCTCCGTCGGTTACTCCTACCCTGACGCCGGCGGGATACCAGACCGCAACGCCAACCCCGGTGCCTTCGGCAACTCCGGTCGGATACCCGACCCCGCCGATCGAACTGCGCCAGGAAAAAATTAGCCTGTATTACGACTTCGCGACCCAGACCGGGATCGTTGACCAGAAGCTATACCATTGGCAGACCGGGAAGGAGTACACCACCCGGCCGGGCCACCAGCTGATGATCACGAATATTGATTGGTCCTGCGCGAGTGCCGCGACCGGGACCCTGGAATGGGATAAGACCACCGATGAACGAGTTGACAAGGTACATTTCATCTCGGGCGGCCAGGGAAAGGTAAGCGGTCCATTCAATCCACCGAAGCAAACCGACCCGGGGACGTCATTGATCCTCACGTTGCAACAGGCGACCACCGGGACAGTCCAGGTAGAAGGGTATTTGAAGCCTTAACTGCAAGACCCCGGCCCCGGACACTCCGCGCCGGGGTCCGGGGTCTGTCTTTTTGAAGTCGAGGAGATAACGATGTTTACCGAAGATAAGATAAAAATCTCCCTTATCGTCCTCCTGACGCTGCTCCTGCTGTGCTGGGCGGTCGTGAGCTTCGGCCAGACTCCGACCCCTATTCCCTGCGGTGGTCGGGATTGGGTGAGGTGGACAGACATAACGGATATGAATGCGGGCTGGGGATACTATAGCTGGCCCGCTGGTAAATCTGGGTATGTCGCCATCTGGAATGCCGATACGGATGGGCCATACAAAGAACTTGGAGCATTGAATTACGATAGCCCCAAGACTTTCGCGGACTATTATCCCGAATATACCCGCATCCAAATAAAGTGGTACCTGTTTGACGAATCAGTTGAAGCCGAGGGATATGCTATCCCCGAGGGATATTATTTTGATGTAGATCACGATGGGGAGACTGATCGTATCTGGATGGGAGCGTTGAATGTTGCGGCAGGGGTTGAAGTAGAAGGATATTATTGGCTGGCCGATGACGGCGGGCTCTACCACGACGAGGGGTTATGTAATCTTTGGAAGGCGGCGGTCACTCCGACTCCGACGGTGACCCCGACGCCGACGATCACGCCCTCTCCGATTCCGACCGCTTCCGTGACGCCGACAGTGACCCCGACACCTTCCGTGACCCCTGAGGGTTATCAGACACCCTCCGTAACCCCGACGCCGACGGTAACGCCAACGCCGACAGCGACGCCTTCGGTAACTTGTACTCCGACGGTGACCCCGACGCCGACAGTCACCCCAACCCCCACGGTCACCCCGACCCCAACCGCGGCCCCCGAAAACAAAATGACTACTGGGAGATACTGGTAATGGAAGACATAACCTTCAAAAACGGAAATCGTCTCCGCGAATGGTTGATATTTTCCGGGTCGATAATCGGGATGATAATTACCGCAACGCTGGTCTGGGCCGCGCTGACCGGCAGAGTATCGGCCCTGGAAAGGGAGTCCGCAACTATGCGGGAAGAGGGAACGCGTCTCAGTCAACAGAACTGCAAGGACATAATCGCCATCCGCGCCGATGTGAGATATACCAGGATCGCGGTTGACCAGATAAATCACCGCCTGGAAATGATGGGGGGTTCCCGATGAAATTAACCTTCGCCCAGTACCAGGACCGGGTATCGCGCCGCTGCGATAACGTTACTAATTCGGGCAAGACACTCGCCGGGCAGTTCGTCAACCAGATAATCGAGGAACTTGCCGAGGAACACGATTGGACTTGCCTCAAGATCCGTGGTACTGCAATTACATTGGAGCCAGGAACTTACGAATATGACCTTCCTTCCAACTTTCACTACGTCTCGAAGGTGTTTTACAAGGATACCGACGGCAGGCCCCGGACGCTTAATCCCTCGACCGACGACACCTGGTTCGCGAACATCAACGAGGAAGATCCCGGCCATATTGTCTTCTACCGGTTCATCTCCCAGGACGATACCAACCAGCGGCCGAAGATCCAGGTCGGCCCGCCGCCCGATGCTACTTTTATCTCGCAGTACGGATCGTCCCTCCACCTGGAGCAGTACCGGACGGTTACCGAACTGACCAACGACGAGGATTACCCGATATTCCCCCCGGAATTCAGCCGGGTAATCGAGTGGGGAGCATCCTACCTGATGGCACTCGACCAGGGGGATACGGTCAAGGCGCCCCTCTTCTTCCAGAAGTACAAGGAAGAACTCGACAAGATGATCCGGAACGACAAGAACCGTTTCCGTCACCAGTACAATATCCCGGTCGCGCCCTGGGCGTCGATCTACCCCCATCGGACCGGGACCAGGTTAGGACTACAGAGCGACTATGGCGATTAACCGATCATCTTTCCCGGTCAAGATCCAGACCCTGGCCGGGGTGAACTATGACGAAAACGGCCGGCAGCCTAACGAACTGCGCCGGTGTTCCAACATCTTCGGGGAGGCATCCGGGTTTTCCGTCTGGCGCGGGCGGGCGAAGTGGACCCGGGCGAACGCCGGGAGAACTACCTTCGTCGGCCGGATAATCAAGCCTAACCGGATGCAGACCCATCTCCTGATCGGTGACGGCCGCCTCCAGGCGTTGGAGATCGGCCATTTCGCGGACATTACCGGCGACCTGACCTTCAATACCGATCCTCGTAACCCGACCCATATCACCCAGTACCTCCGCAATCAGTACGTCATCGGGAGCAACTACCTCCGGGACCAAGCCTGGTACTGGGACCAGCATATCGACCGGGTGGCGAAGCCCCTGACCCTTACCCGGCAGTACCGGTTCATCCAGGAGTGGGCCAGCCGCCTCTGGGGATTCGGCAACGAGGAAGATCCTTTGATGTTCGACTCCTATATGCTCGACACCCCTCCCCCGGACCTGGGGAATCCTTACTTCTGGGACGTCCGCGACGGCCCGGCCAGCTACCTGATCGCCGGATTGCCTTGGAACCGTCAGTATATGATGATCTGGGGGAACAAGGGCGTCTGGGTGATGGAGCGCACCGGCTCGATACCTCCGTTTTCCTCACCGCAGCTGATCGACGGGGTTTGCGATTGTGTTTCGGCCCAAAGCATTGTCCGGCTGCCGGATCAATCCTTCGTCTGGGCGGGATCGGAAACCATTTGGATGCTGCGGGGCCAATCGGTAATCGACATCGGTCGATCGCTTGACGACCGGCGCGCCAGCAGGATCTTCGACTACTACAACCAGCGGAACAAGAACGATAACTACCTGGTCAATGCCGCCTACTACCCCCGCCGGGATGCCGTAATCTTCTCCTGGCCTTCCAAACGGACGGAACCTTCCGCGCCCTGGAACGATCGGGAACCCCTGGGCCTGGTCCTCCGGGTATCCGACCTGACCTGGTGGCCGATCGACCACGGATTCAACTGCCTGGCCGAAGTGGATTATATGGGGCTGCCCCGGCTAATCAGTTCGGACGAGGACGGATACCTCTGGCTGGTGGACTACGATATTCAGACTGACAAATACATCGACGAGAACAGTACCGGCCGGCCGCTGCCCTGGGATGCGGAATTCCAATGGATCGGGTACGAGGGCCGGAAGATCAAGTTTCTCAACGCGAAACTGTTTCGCCGGTTGATGGGGCCGGACAAGGTGATGGTCGACTTCTACGACGATACCGAGTCCGATCCGGTGGAATCGTACTTCTCCATCGACGAGAGTTACGACCGGCCGCATCTCAAGCATACGACCTACCTGACGGTAGCCGCCTCCGCGGGCGACCTTTCCGTCACTTGCGATAATATGTCCGGGTGGCCGACCGCCAGCGTGGACAGCCCGCTGCCGGTAACCTTCTACGATCCGAACACCGGGAAGAAGGAAAGCGTCCTCTACACGGGGATCACCGGGAACGAACTGCGGATCCAGGCTTCCGACGACCCGGCGACCAGCCTCTTGCTCAACGACTACACGATCTCCCCGGTCAAGACCCGGGTATATATCCCAGATTGGGACCCAGGTGGCCCGCACGATGCCGGGGTCCCCCCGGGACCGGTGACCGTAGGACAATCGGAGATCCGGATTACCAGCAAGTATCTCAAGGTCCGCTTGCACAACAAGGACGGGGACGATTATATCGATGGCCCGATGGAGCCGATGTCGAGCCTGGAAATCAGCGGGAGGGCGTTGGAATGATTACCCCGGATATTAACTTGCTTATGCCGACACCGAAAGATCAGGAGAACTTGAAGTCCTTTCTCGAATACGTCAAAAACCAGAAGACGGTTTTCGTGACCGAACTGCCGGCCATCATCCCCGAGGAGCCGCTGCTTTTTGTGGTCGTCTCCGGGTCTGATGTTCTGCTTACCGCGGCGGTCAACGGCAAATACTATCAGGTAACTTTATCGGAGGTTGAGTAATGAAATATAATTTCTGGGAACGAGTGTTTCTGCCGGTGGTGATGCTGGCTCTGCTGCTGCTGTACTTCGTTGCGTTTGCTCACGGGCAGACCCCTACTCCGGCCCCGCCAAGCGGAGCGATAAGTTTGATCTACTTTAACGCTCAAACATTTTACGACATCAGCGTGAATGCGCCCCTGTCCGACGGTGCCATTGTGCAGTTGATGATTGCCGATACGGAAGCGTATGGAACATTCGACCGGTATAACGGGGATCCCGATACGGATTTTCGCTGTGAGACAACGACCATAGGGACCAATGCACCATTAGGAACGGGCAGTTTCATGGACTTATATCAATACACCTGGGCCGAGCAGTCGGATAAGTATTTTTACGTTCTGTTCTTCAATGATACTGCGGTATCAAGTTCCACCCATTACGGATATTCCGGTTTCTGGTCAACGTATA